CAATGATATTTACCGAAACAACTCTACCATTCTCTATGATTGGATATAAAACTGCACCAAATCCATCACCTGGTATCGACAAATTTGGAGTAGAATTATAGTTGCTACCCGCAACCAAAATAATGACATCAACTATTTTTCCATCTTTAATTATGGGATTTAATTCACATCCAGATCCAGAATTTAAAGTAATAGCAGGTTGTCTATCAAAGTTAATAATATTAGATACACCATAATTATTTCCACCATTCTCTAAATGTATTGATGTTATATTTCCTTTAAAAGATGGTTCTATCTTTGCCTTAAACGTTTCTTTTGTTATTCCACCAGATACTGAAACATTTACATCTCCAATTATTTCAACTGATATTTTGGGATAATTAAATATGTGTGTTCCTACTCCAACTGTTTCTAAATTAACATACTGTTTAGTTTCAAAATAAAATTCTCTATAAGTATTTCCTACACCAACTTCAGAAAGTGAAAAAGAATTTTCATCAATTTTTGTTACAAAATAGTCTTTTGATGTAGATAAACCAGATACTTTAGTTCCTTGATAATCGTATCTTATGATATCACCAGTTTTATAATCATGATTCTTTATTGTGATAAAATTAAGTGATGTATTAATCCCTATTGGTTGAGTGGTTCTTTTTTTATTAGAATATCCACTTCCAGAATTTACTATATTAATAGATCCTAATGTTATTTTTCTAGTTTTTGCTCTTATCTTGTGAGTACCAGTTCCATATGAAGTAAATGATACTGCGGTGCCAGTTATTACATCATCTGGATTTTTATATAACTTGATTTCGGTTGGAGATTCTACAGATACAAAGTAAGATGAATTTTGAGATAATCCACCAATACTGACAAATCCACTATTATCATAAACTACCTCTTCACCATTTCTAAATTTATGATAAGTTGAAAATCCTATAACCGAAGACTCTGGAGATCCTAAAATAACATTTTTTGTTGCACTGAATGACTCTTCATGTGTAACTAATTTTATGTTTGCTTCTGCAATAGCACCGGATCCATTTCCACCAGTAATTGAAATTTTTGGAATATCTACATAATCAAAACCTGGTTCTAATACTTTTATTTCTTGTAGAGAACCCTCTACTGCACAATAACCAAATGCTCCACTTCCAGAAGAATCTTCTATTTCTAAAATGGGGGGAGAAACTACATCGTATCCATTTCCTTCAGATATTACATCAATAGAATCTATCTTCCCATAAAAAACACGGTCATCTGATTTATAGTTTTTAATTTCAACACCATTAACTAAAATTCCAGTTTGTCCAACCGGAGTTCTATATGTAAATCCATCATTGACTGGTGGAGAAATTTCTCTTAATAAATTTTGGGGTTTAAGAGATTTTGATTTTATTTTATAAAATTCTATTGTTCCTCTTGAAGAATCTGCAGGTATTCCTTTTGAAGGATCTCCACTATTTCCCAATAATTGAATAAATTTGGAAACGTAAATATCAGAGTTTCCTCTTGATAATTTTAACTCAGTGTCAGATATTTTTTTTACATAATAAATTCCCTTTTCGACTATTTTATTATTGCCGACATTTTCTGGAGTATAATAAATTATATCACCACTTGAAAAGGGGTGATTATCTTTCATAGAAAAAGTATAAGAATCTTTAACTTCAAAATTTCCAGTTACTGATAAATTGCTACAGTCTAATGTACCGGAAGGAATTGAATTTGATGCTACATATGTTGAATCTCCTCTTTTATAAACATTCTGAACATCACTCAAGATATCATTCAACCCAAGATAATTTGTAGAATTAACTTTTGAAAGATTTCTTCTAATACTGTAAATATTAGATTCAGAAAATTCATTTTTTTGAGATACTGTTATGACAAATTGTTTATCATTAACTACACTAACTACATCTGCGGCAAATGAATTATTTGATTGTGAAGATATGACTTCTACAGAATCTCCTACTTTAATTATATTTTTTGATTTTGTTGTTATTTTTACGTCAGATGAAGCGTTAGATGAAGCGTCAGATGAAGAAATAATTTTCCAAGAAACATCTTCATAGGTTGGAGATATATTAAAAGTCCAGTTATTTGATACTACATCTGTTGGATCTGTTCCAAGAGTTTTTATCGATATTTTATAATTATCTACATTGAAAATATTATCACTTTTTGAAGTGTCTATGCTCAAATCATTTATAACAGAATTTATTCTCACCTTTATAATTTCATCTTGATTTTTGATAGATCTGCCATATGCAAATGAATTTATATAAATTGCTGTGGCATCTTCTATTTTTGAGGAGACACCAGAACATTCATAAAACTGATTGGAAGATTTTGAATTGTATGTTACTACTCCATTTGTGCCATCAAAATATGATACATACAGTTCTCCACTATCCGGGAATCCAATAGTAGAATCTACTGTGATTGTTGTTGCACCACTTAAATATGTTCCTATTACTCTCGTTTTAGCATGAACACCAAATGCACCATAAACTGCACCATCTACTATAATATCTCTAGAATAACCGGAGTCTATACTTAACTTATAATATTCTTCTCCTGTCTTAGTAATTATTTGCTCTACATTTGTTACTGGAGCATAAGCTTTAGTCAGACTTGCATATGAATCTTGATTTAAAGTAGAATCTAATAAATCTAAAGGATTTCCTTCCAATGCCTCAACTATAAAATCATTTGTTACACGATACTGAGCATCTGAAGGTTTAAGTAAATAATCTTTTGGTTTTATAACACTTACACTTTCTCCATAAAGGGCTCCAAATAAGATTTTAAAAGATCTATCGGTTCCTTTTGTTGAATAAAAATCCTTTGCTTGTTTGATAAATGTGGATTCTTTAACTGGCGTATAGATTTCTCTCGATTCAAAACCAGGAAGAAGTTGATATTTGGATTTTTTAAGAAACTCCTTCAAAAATAGAGAACTTAAATTTATAATTTTTGCCCCAGAAGAGTGATTAGCAGATTCTGATGTTTGAAATACTAGTTCATCTGGACTATTTTGTTTTTCATATGAAGTGACACCACAAAATCCTCTTATACATCCAGTAAAGGATGTTGATGTAATACCAGTATAAGTGATGATTTCGTCGTCTATTTGTATTAATCCATATGAGGAAGGAAATCCATTCGTCCCCGTAGAAGAATCAACTGTTATTGTCTCATCACTAAAAGTAATGGAATCTTTTAATATAACACTTTCGATTATATCTGTAAATGAATCTACCTTTACATATTCTTCAATATTTTGAATTAGATCTGCAGCAGACCCCTGATATTCTTGGGAAACGTAATACTGAGATAAGAATTCAGATATTAGAGGATATTCTTCCTGAACATATTGTGGAAGTTGATTTCTTACAATATTGCTAATTTTTATTCTTTTATCCATTTCTTTTTAGAGTCGTACTAAGTTTCCGTTTGTGTAACTTGAAGATACTATGAAGTTTGAAGCAGAGGGATCTAATCCAGAAGAAACCTCATCAATCACCATTTCAAATAAACTGTTACTACTATCTAGTTGCAAATACAAGTCCTGAAGTCCAATCACATCATTTGACTTTGGCGTTGCTGAGATTTGAATTACAGATTGTCCGTTTATAATTTTTTCTGTAGATGTTATATTAATCGGATTTATATTAATTATTCCCTGTTCATAGTCAATTGTCCCAACATTTCTTCTTATTATTGTTGGTGTAGTTGAAGTTGGGCTTGGTAAAGTGAATAAAAATATAGATCCTGTTGTTTGATTTGAACTAGGAATATCTGACATATAAACCTGTTCCGTTATTCCAGAAATTTTAAATGCAGATGATCTTATATTATATCCACTTTGATTATTAATATTAAATCTATTTCCAAACCCGATTGAATAAGTTGCAAATGTATTCAAAGATACTCTCACATCTCTTCTAATTGAAATTCTAGTAATATTTGAAGTGATTGAACGATGACTTTCGTCTATTATTTTTAAGAATTTGCTATATTTAAATCTTGCACCATATTTATTAAGTTCTGTAGAATCTGCATATCTTTCCACATTATTTTGTATTTGAGTCAAAACATCATTTGGATTTGATGAAAGATTTGTATTATAATAAACTTTGGAATCAACTTCAATATTGAGGTATTTTAAATCTAATATTTCTGGAACAATTCCAGCAACTGCATATGATTTTAATTTTGATTTAATATTTTCTTTTGTTATATTAGGTAAAAAGTCACCTGTTCTTGGTTTGATACTAATGAATACTTTTCCATATTGTGGAGGAACTAATTCTTCACCACCAAACACCGAAATTGATTCAGTCTCTGGGTATATAATATTTTTAACCAGAGACTCATAGTCATTAGATGTTATTGCTCTGTTTTGCGATGAATATATTCTAGGTGCATATTTTCTAATTGATTCAACGCTTTCAATTTCTTCTCCCCCAGAAGAAATTAATCCAGTAGATAATAAAGATATTCCTGAAGTTACAATAACTGGTGCGTTGGTTGAAATGTAGTTTAGTATCCCAGCAAAAGAAAACTGAGATATACCATTTGCAGAACTACCATTTGAAACAATATATGAAGCAGTAATTTCATCTCCATCATTAAGTGCTGCTCCAAAAACTCCATCACCAAAGATTAATTCATATCTCTCATCTTCTACTTCCTGCATAAAGAAAACTCTAGAATCTTTTGTTACATCAAAAATATTGTTATGCAAATAATATTTTGTTTTTATATCGTTACTTGTTACTTCTACGGAAAGAAGACTTGTATCAATTCCGGAGTTTGGTAATATAAACTTTTGATTTGGATTATTTGAATTGTATGTAAATTTAGATGTTACTAGAGAACCTTCATATATTTCAATGTCATTAAAAGACGCAATGTTATTGAAGACGGGTTTGGTTATATCCTCCAATATTGAAAAAACAAATGATTGATTTCCAAATGTTCTTGTTGTTGATGCAACAACTCCTTTTTTAAGAGTTAATGATGATATAAGATTTGATTCATCACTAAGATCTACAAAAAAACTAACTGTTGCTCTAGATGACTTTCTTGATCTTGGGGTGTATCCAATATTTCTTGCAAGAGAAACTACATTTTCTCTTAAAGTTGCACTATCAATGAAGACCTCATTTGCAACCATATTTGCATTATAAGATGTAATGTATGTATTGTACGCCAAGACATCTAGAATCGTAGATAGATTAGATCCCTCAAAATCATAATCGGTAAAATTGGAATTTGATCTTAAGTATGCTTTAAGAGTTGTCTTAATCTGATCAAAATCCAGATTAGAAAAGTTTGTGAGGGACATTTATCTATTCGGCAACAGTACGAATTCTAATTGTTGAGGTTGAACATCTGCACCAATAATTCTGTATATGATTGTAATATCGATTCCATTATTATCATAGTCTGGAGAAGATATGACATCAATTAATTCAACTCTAGGTTCATAATTGATAATAGAATTTTCTATTTCATCTTTTATCGATAATGCTGTGATTTCATCAATATTATCAAAAAGTAGTTTTTTTACTCCAGAACCAAAGATATTATCAAAAAACTTTTCGCCTTGCATCGTAAATACAATATTACGAATAGAACGAGCGATTGCATTTTCATTTTTCAATGCAATAATATCAGAATTAAGTGGATTAGTCTGAAAAGACATACTTATGTCTTTAAAACTTTTACTTACCCGTTCTATTGGCATTTAAAAATAATGACTTTAGTATTATTTATCAGGAATTTTGGACATTATATATTGGTTCAGTGCCATAATCCCAATCATCATAGTCATTATCATTTCTAATTTTTGAATGAATATCATTTTGATGTTTAAAGTTGTGTTTCTTAATAACTACATCATCATTTTCAACTTCACATAGAATTTTTTTGGATGAAATTTGAAAAATTTCATTATCCCAACCATATTCACTTGACAAATATTTTGTTCCCCACTCATTTGTCATAAATTCTTGATTTTTATCGATTTTTTTAGTCATTTTTGCTCCTGATTTTTTAGATCAGAACTTTTTACGGGGTTTCTATCCCGTTTTTCAATTATATCATAATCATCCTGAAGAATTTCTTTCAAATAATCATTATCCCAAAGGTCATAATAAGAAGTTTTAACTAAATTTTCCCGAAATTTACGTAATTTGCCTGTAGGTTGTCCTAATATTAGATTATATTTTCCATTATTTGTTTTAATTCCATTTATGAAGGTATCATATTGCCCACAATCTTCAAAAAATTTCCACTTCTCATGTTTTGAATTATAATATTCTACCCAAAAGTTAATAGTATCTATATCAAAAAAATCTTCTATAATATAGATAATGACTTGATATCCTTTGATTGGTACAATATCTTCTACGGAACACTCTACGATTTTAAATTTAGACTTTGCAGCAAACGGACAAATTGCAAAACCACTCAATTCATTTCTAACTTTAGATACTTCTTTTATCCAATTGAGTATGTAGAGTTCTTTTTCTGAAAACATAAAAAAAGAGTGCTTATTTCTATTTAAGCACTCTAAAAAAATATTATTTACCTTGCCCTCTATACTTTTTCTTACGTCCATTACGAGAAGTTGCACTAAGTAATGTACGAGCAGAACGTCCTTGACGTGTTTTCTTAGGTGCTCCTGATTCAAAATCTTTCTTGTTCATTGCCATTTTAAATTTCCTCCAATTCTATAAGTTCTGGATCAATTAGTTCCCCCGAGAAAAAGGACTCTGAGAGATCTTGTAGTACCTCACTACAATCTTCCATAGTGAGGTTTGCATAAATTTTACGACCTTTATATAAAATATTGTAAAGTTTATTCATCAGATAATACGAGTTTTCTCATGACCAACTCTAATACGAGGGTCGCACCAGATTTCAAAACCTGCCTCTTTAGCATCAAGGCAGAATGAAACATCTTCACCGCACATGTCTTGAACTTCGCCAGACTCAAATTGTTGCATCTTAGGAGCAAACCAAGGATACTCAAGATTTTCGAAGACTCCTTTCTTAATTAGAACCCAACCAAATCCAGTGTAATCAACAGTGAATGGTTTTTTCCGTTTTGAGATAGACTCTACGGTTTCGTGATTCATAACTCCACCATTTTTGCGGAAGTCTTCTTCTTCTAACCAGTGTGCGACAGAAGTTGTGCGACCATCTTCAGTTGCATACCATCCAGCAACCACTTCGCGCTCTTCTCCTTCAGAAGAAAGAGCCAAATCACAGAGTTGCCAGAATTTGTTAGAATCAAAGACAATATCCGAGTCAATCCAAAGTTGATAATCATATTCAAGTTTTCCGTCCCAAGGAACTTGCTTTGGTCCTCTTAGAACATTTGCTCCAAGACATTTGCATCTTGCAAAATTAACCATTGATGAATAATCTTGAGAAATCTGAATACTCATTCCATTTTGTACAATATCAAAACAAAGTTGTACAAATGCTTTCAAAAAAATATAAGAGCATCCTCGACCGGGCAAACAAAAAACAATCGATTTTCCTCGCATTCTTTGCTTGATATCATCATAATCCCATTCTTGAGATGCTGGTTTTGGTGCCGCCGCTTTAACAGTAAAGCCCTTAGCCATTTTGTCAATTCTCCAATAGATGTTTAAAAGTTTTATTATTTACAATATAAGAAATTGTAGAACGATTAACGTCATACAGTTGTCCAAGTTTAATAGTTGTATAGTTTTGAGTATTAAACAACTTTCTTATTTCATTAACTTGATTATCAGAAAGTTTTGATGCTCCATTATTTCCGCCTTTTTGATTTCCAGTATAGCATCTATCTTTAGAAACTTTATCTTTTACATTATCAAGATTAGTTCCTGCAAATAAATGAGACGGGTTAACGCATTTACGATTATCGCATCTATGAAGACAATGTAGTTCATTTAAAGGTTCTGCATAATGAATTTCATATGAAACTCTATGTGCTTTTAAAATTTTTTTATGATTACAAATATAACCATATCCATAAGCATCAACTTTACCCTTCCATTCCCAACATTGATTTTCATCAAGTATGTTAGGTAAAAAAGAAAAGAATTTTTCTACTAAATTCATAAGTTAACTAAAACCTTCAGTTCAATTTTAACAGTTTATATATGCAGTTGTCAATGTGAAGAGTTTAAACTTATTTCTTTCTGAAGAATCAATTCCTCATAGGATAAGTCTTCTATAACATAGTCAGTTTTCATAATTCCTACCATATTGTTAATGGTGCTCCAAGTTGTTTCAAATTCATCCTCTTTGATAGAATGAAATAAACACTTGTCTTTTGCATAGATGTGATATATTTTTTCTGTTTGCATAAAAAATTTTTTGCGAAATTTTTTTATAGTAAAGTTATTTTACTATTGCATTATATATCAGACTAATCAAAATCCCAAGAGGTATGAATATAATTTTACCTACAGTTTTTGGATATTTAATTATCCATCCTGCAAGTATCACTCTCCAAAAATTCCAATATGGCGCTGATTTTTTCATCTCTTCTTTCTTTTTGAGGATGCTCTTTTTTGGGCAGGAGTTCTGAAGATACCAGTCGCGCAATTTTTTTTCTTTTTATGCTTACCTCCGAAGATTCCCCATCCGTGACAATTTGCTTTTCTTTTTGGTGCCATTTTTTTCTGGAAAAATTTTTTTTATGAGAGTGATAGATAGGTCGAAAAAGACATACAGTGTAGGTTAGGGTAGTGGGGCGTTTTTATATACGGGGGCAACGCCCGATATAAACAATAACAAATAACATAAAATAACTGCTATCACGAATAAACAACTGACAACGAATAAGTATTAGTTATTCGTGTTGTTTATACTAACTGCCCCCAAATTGCTGTGTTATTCTTATAAAACAACGCAGTTCTTATTACTTAAGCACGAAAAAACACTACTTATTTAATAAGAACTGCCTATTCTTTATACGAACTGCTGCCAATTAACGACGAATAGTAATAAGTATAAAGAATTAAGTTGCCCAGAAAGATAAAAACAATCAGACAAAGTAATAATAATAAACGAAACATCTATCAGACGATGTTCCTTACCCCATGAAAGTATAATACAACGAAGGAAAGTTGCATTGTATTATGAATCACCAGGGGGCATTGAGATCTTCTACATAACTCTTCACTGATTCTTTACTGTCTAACCCGAACAGTTTCTTCCACTGAATCTGATGAGGATTAAAATCTTCATTCACGTTTAATTCAAGAGTGATACGATACTTATTCTTTTGTGCCTTGGGAGAAGAAATTGCCATAAGAGAGAAAGAACGGAGGAACGAATAAACTCTACTGGTCAATTCTATCAGACCTTGCAGTGCCCGTCAAGTATCTGCCCCATAACGAACTTGAATTATAAACGAATCTTTTCTTCTTAGGATTGCTTTGAGATTCTGATAAGTTCGAATCTCTATACGAATCTTATCTAATCACGAATGACTTTGTGATTATAATCTCACAATGGTGTCGCAGTATTATCTTTCTATACGAATCTTATCTAATCACGAATGAGTTTTTGAGTTCTTTATTGTCAGTGCTTCTTAAGAATAAGTTTCTATACGAATCTTATCTAATCACGAATGAACTTTTGATTCATTCTTCTCATCAGTGCTTGTATCTTTATTGCTGATACGCATCTTATCTAATCACGAAACAATTATAAGTTGATACTATAAAACCTTCCTGACATCTTTAGAAATTCGCATAAGAATCTAAAGCAGGAATTCTGTGTTTTTATTGGGTTTCGGTGAGTATTCAGTTTTGATAATCTCTCTCATTATTGATTCGGCACATCGAGAAACCTATAGTTAAACTCTGTTCGCCTGATAATATGAGTGTTCAAAAGTGGGTTTTTATTAACTCTTCGCTTCTGTGGAATTTGACTTTTGACCCCGTAGGAAAGTTCAAATTCGCAATATGAATCGAATTGTTATGTTTATTTATACAAGTTCTTGCTGTTTTTTGTGGTTCTATCCTGTGCTGATTTAATAGCAAAAAACAGGCACTTCAGTACTCTGACCCCTAAGTGAGTTTATAAGTGCCTTGGAGGGGCATACAGAAGTGTCTGGTGGCGTTTTATTTTAATGCCCGGAGAGTACTTATACCTTGTGCCGGTTTATGGGGTGTCCTGGGGGTATTGACAAAACAGTGCTGATGTGTTATAATGCAGGCCAAGACCGCGAGGTCTAGAGGCATTTATAAGGTATTATAAACACAAGGTCTAGAGGCATTTATAAGGTATTATAAACACAAGGTCTAGAGGCATTTATAAGGATTTAATAACATAGTTTTCCACATAATTAACAACTTTTTCCACAGATATGTTGAAAACTAATATATGTTTTTTAATACATTTAATATAACATTACTATTATACTTAAATAAACTCCATCATATAATAATCAACAGTAATCTCCAACTCTGCTGCTTTCCTTTCTAATTCCATTGCATATTCATCAGCATACATTTCATCTTCGTGCTGACAGAAAAGATCCAGTGTAGATTCATTCATAAGAGTTCATTTCAACTTGAGCATCAGTAAAAACATCAACAATCTGATCACAGATCTTTACTTCATCATCAGTGAAATCAGATTCCATCTGTTCAAGACAATAAAAAAGCAAATCAATTTGCTCTTCATTCAAAGTAATCATTGCTTCTTTCATTTGTTCAGGTTGATGAGTTCTTTTTGAATAGTCAGTACATCATAAACATCATCTACATCAGCAAGATCAACTGGTGCAAATTCAGAAAGATTTACCGTATTGTCTTTATAAATGGGAGCATAATACAATTCATTCTCATTTGGATCAAGAGCATAAACACAACCGTGGTCTTGTTTCTGAAGAATAATCATTTGAGAGAGTTCAGGATAATCAGGAGTTCTTTACCGTTAATTGCTTTTGACAGCAAATTGATTTTAGTCTTACGTTTCATTGTTTAGTTAATCAATGAATAATTGTTGGTATCAATCTCTTTCAGAAGAGATGTATATGCTTCAATAGATGCTTCAGTGCAGTTGTTTTTCTTGAGGTCTTGAATATAAAACTCAAGTGCCTCGATAAGCATTTCAGTTTTAGAAGTCATCACTTTCTCCAATGAAGAATCCATCAATAAACCCAGAGTCGTAAGAATCAGTGTCAGTGAAGAGTTTAATCTTCAGTAGTTTAGCAATCGCAAAAGGAACAAAGATTGCAAGAGCACCAGGAATGAGAATAGAAAGAAGAGAAGTCATCATTTAACGATTGATCAGAGTTTGAACTTGATTGAAGTCTTTACATTGTGCTGCTTTGATTGCATTGACAATGCTAGTCGTAATCATACCACACTGATGATTCGCATTACAAATTGCATACACAGGATTGCGAGTATGAATGTCGAAAGTGGTTTTGATCAGCATTGATTGTTTTTATGTGGGACAGATGAAAGAGAATCAGTACCGAGAATCTTCCATGTAAGGTTCATAAATTGCACAAACCTCATCCCATTGAGAATCAGTCAGTTGCGAAGTTTGCATCTGCTCCACAACATAATCATAAATCATTCCCCAATCAGGTTGCACTTCATCAATGAATTGAGGAAGAGTTTGCAGAACTTGAGTGAAAGTCATCATTGTTGTTAAGAAAGAAAAAGGAAAGAAAGAAAAGAACTAATCAACCAGTGCAACTCTTACATCTTCTGTAATACCATTCTTATCATTCGTCACCTTGATATAAACAATACCAGCATCAATCAGTGGTTGAATTGCTCGCATACGTTGAGACCAGTTATTAACAACATCACCATTCTCAAGAGTGAGGAGAATTTCTTTTTGTGCCTTGGTGAGTTTCATCATTGATTGAAGAAAAAGAAGAAGAAAGAAAGAAAAGAACTACACAAGAGAAAGTGCATCTTTCTTTTGCTTCGGATTGGAAACTTGCTTCACCCAAGCAGACTTGCGATTCTTAACAATCTGCGAAGGAAGTTTTTGCTTACCCTGCACTTCATTGATAAGAGTAATGAAGTTGATGAAGAATTGCTTTTCCATTCGTTGAGCAGTGGTCAAGGTCTCATCCTCTGAACTTCGTTCATCATAGCACGGATCTGGGGGTTTGTCAAGGGGTCTACGGTTGTTCTACCTATCAGCATCCCTTATGGGTATAGAAACTCAAAATGATATAACTTTTACCTTGGAACTAGGAAAGAGTTCTTTATGACGTTTGAGTGCAGTTCCAGGTGAAGTGTTCCGATACGATTCTAAACTATTCCATTCAATCACATTTGTGTTCTCACCATTTTCAACAGAAACAGTAAGAAATTGATTCCAGG